CTTAATATCATATGCCATTACACAAATCTTACGGTTTTACCTTTTAAATCAAATCCTGCCTCCCTTAGAATATCCTCTACACTCTCTTTTACATCCTCCACTACAGGAGCAATGACCTTTAGGTTTCTTAGGTGGCTTTCTACGGTTCTTGTTATAAACGGGTTTTTTCTCACTCCCCCTTGTTCCAAGATTCGTTTTCGTATATTGTTCGCCATGTTTCTTGCTAGTCTGTTTTGACTCGCTTGAGATAATTGACTTAGGGTTAGTGTTACATTTGCTCTTCTGTAGTTTACTGGTTTGCTCTTTATCCATTCAATTAAATCCTCTACGTCTACTTTTTTAGGGAGTGTTCCTTCTTCTATGTTTTTCAAATATTCATTTCCTACAATGTCAATACCAAGCTCAGTCATTGTATTCTTTCGATATACGGGCTGTATACTTTGCTTACCCGCTCCAGTATTAGTTATTCTTGGATTAGCATAACCTTCTCTTCCAGGTTGAGGCGTATCAAGTTCCTTGCGGAGCAAGTCCATCAACTTCAAGCTGTACTTATTCAAGTATTCCTTAGTATTTCTAATCTTTATGGACATTGGCTTCCGTCAGCGTTTATTAACGCCATATCATTGTTAGGTATATTTATATTAACCGTCATCGACCATCCTGTTACTTTGTTCTCGAAACGATCCTCAAATAACTGAGCCTGTGGGTTGCCTTCAATCTCATACATCTCATCATATAAACCACCCCTACGAAGTGCAGACTGTAGTCCATTCACTACATTGAGAAGCGTATTGTGAATATCATGGGTATTGTCTAAACCAAGGTGAGGGTCTGTCTTATCTAATTTGTTGTCTTTGTCCTCGTCAACGATGTCCATCACAATTACATTGAAGGATGCAGTCATAATGTACTCCTGGAATGTAACGCTGCTAAATCCTACATGGGCTAGCGGGAATATTGTTTGCTTGGATAAGTCTACCTCTAGTAGGTCGCCAAACGTAACAGTATTGATGGAGGCATTCCCGTTGAGGTAGGCGTATAACTTATCAATTAGGTTGTAATAGGTTTTCATGATTTATATTGTTTCTTTATCATTTTTGCTTCTAGTTCATTTTTCTCCTTTTCAAACATAAGGAACGTTAGGCAGTGATGGAGGGCAAGTTCGGTAACTTCGTCAAACCTGCGTACATCTCCTTGAGCGAGTGCATATATTGATTGATACCATCCCCACTTTGTTCCAAAGCCATCTTCACTTGAGATGTTATATCCTTCTTCAGACTTCTCCGAATATAGCTCTGGGTAGCCACTGATAATTCCATCCCTAAACGATAAAAAAAAACCATTGATCCCATTACCACACTTAGAGGCATTTCCTTCATTAGCTCCTGTATCTCTTCTGAGGGCTTGTAGGGGGCAATCGTATATTTATCTTTACTCTTAAAGTTTACTGGGCGATAAAGAACCGCCATGGCTTTATGCATGTCTTGCCATTCGCCTATGTAGTTCTCGCAATCTATATATTCGCCAAGACTCATATCATCCAGCTTTGGAATGAATCCCATGTCAACATCTAGCAACTTGAATCTAGTGGTAAGGTCGTAATCCCTCTCAAAAGCCATTTTAAGAGCTTCTAAGAGCTTTTCTATGTCCATGATGGGTATAGAGTCCACTAACTCGTATTCGATGCCGCAAAACGCTTCTATTAGCTTCTTGTTCATTTCATGGGCATCTTTCTCTTCATCCATGTCTTTTGTCGCCTCCAGGTAATTCTGGTATTGACCAAGGGTAACCTCGGCTAGTGAGTCTGGTACAATTAACTTTACTTCCATATTCTATATCAATTAACTTTATTTGCTGTGTGTGTATCTCTAGGAATCCTCCATCTGCCTGGATGACATATCAATATATAATTATTATATACAGCGATTATTATGTACTAAATTATGAGTATATATAATTATATACATATAGGTATATAAAATCCCTTAGATATCCTATATATAATTATATATATAAAGAACTGCCATTTGGACAGTTGGAAAACGTCAGTTGGAGTAGTCAAAATAATGGCAATATAGTTCCCATATCTTACTAATGGACTCTACTTTTTTATATTTCTTTGGTGATCGTATTATTGTTCCGTTGTTGTTTATCTCAATCATGTATTCTCCATTATTATCTGGTATTGGGTATATCTTAATTCCGTTAGCTAAACACCACTGCATACAAGCATGCATATCGATGCGATAGATCGGGTGGTATTCAGCCTTTCTTTTTTTCGCCATAAACCAAAGATACGATAAAATCCGTTAGCAGAGTGTCAGTTGGAAAAGGTGTTGTGTGTGGAGAGGTGGGTAATAATGGTAGTTGCGTTGTTGTTGGGTAGAGTTGCCCCGTTTTTATCCCGTGGTGGGGCTGGGGTTCGGGTTGCTCGGGCTGTTGTCGGTTTGCTGGTCCAATGGTTGGGGCTCGGGTTGGGGTTGCGATTAGATTAATAAAACGAAGCCTATTTTTCCCCTCCTTTTAAACTTGCTTCCTCTGGTTTTCAATGCTTTACAATTTACAATGCATAAAAAAAGGGCTCGAATTGAGCCCGTTTAAATTAATTGATTAGGATTAAACTTTATTTTTAGGGGTTTATAATTCCCGCATCTAAAAGGCTTTTCAAGGTTCTACCAAACCATCCCTGTAATTTATAACCTTGTCTTGTGTCGTGTAAGTATTGCCATGCTTCAAGTACTTTATCTTCGTCTTCGCATGGTATCCATCCCTCAATTATTCCAGTGGCTGTGTATGTGTCCATTATTTTAGTGTTTTAAGTTGTTCTTATTTTCTCCCAAACAATTGCTTGGAATTCATAACCCGTTAACCCTACTTTGTGGGCTTCTTGTATTGTTATCTTCTGAATTGTCTCGTAAGCTTTTGGAGTTAACCCCGTGGTTATGGTAGTCCCAAAGCATGCCCGTAAATGCCAAAGATCAACAGTGACAAAATCGCCATCCAATAGAATATTTTTAGTAAAGGCAAATGTTTTCTTTGCTGTTTCTTTTATTCTGTCGAAGCCTTGTGCAATGTCGAAAGCCTTGGCTTTGTTTCCGTTGAAGGTGCAAACGTTTATATCCTTGGGGTGGATGCCGTTTTGATGTGCTGTTAAAACGTTTTGAGCATCTAAAATATTACGCTCCCACTTATTGCGGGGGCTTAGTGCTGCGATAACTTCCGCTACCGTTTCAAGTGTGTAGGCGTTCCCCGTTGCTTGTGCAATTTCCAGGGCTAAACTGTTTGCGGTTTTGTACCATTGTTTGCCGTTGCGTTGCTCTTGTTTTGTGGTGGTTTGGTAGATTCTTTGTAGGTTTTTTCTTATTTGGGTTTGTCGATATTTAGTTAATTTTGGTAGTTTCATTTTAAATGTCGTTTTTGAGTTCGTTTAATGTATTAAATGCGTCTTTCTTAGTTCCTCCTAAATCAATATAATATTGAATTATTTCGTTTTGCATCAATTCAAAGTTCCAATATTTGAAACGGTCTTTTGTTAGCTTCTCCAGATAGGGAGCAATATTTGCCCCCGTCTTTAATTTTATTTCAATATAAAATTGAATTAGGTTTTTTCTGTGTTTTAGTTCCATGGCTCAAAATCTTAGTTTGTAAAGTTTGTTTTCTATTTCATTTAATAAAAAATCGGTTAACTCATTATGTGCCCATTGGTCAAATATTTCTTGAGTGTTTTTATCGCATAAACTTAAACCTTCGTTAACTGCTTGTTCAATTATAAAGTCCAAAGTTTGATTTTGGTAAATTAGCTCAGCACAATTATCAGCCAAAAATATAAGTGCTTCTTGTGTTATTTGATCCTCGGTTTCTTGTGTCCAGGCGTCCATGTCTGGAGTATTATAGGGGGCTCTGCTGTCATGCTCTGCCCCCGTTGGATAGTTTGAATTTGTCATTGTTTAAGCGTTTAAGTGAATTAATAAATGACCACCAAAGTAAATGAAGAAAAAAGCTGCAAATATAAATTGCACTATTTGAACGGTGGTAAAAACTTTGTCGTTTGTGTGTGTGTTTTTGTTTTTCATTGTGTTAAAATTTAATAGTTTGAATAATTAAGTCGTTTGCTAGTTGTTGGTAGGTTTCGCCTTCCTCGAGTTCACAATTTAAATAGGTGAATTCTTGTATTGATTCAATGCATAAATGAGGGTCTTTTTGCCAAATGTCATTAAAGTACTTTAGCGTTTCAGTGTCCCAATAAAAACGGGCTACTTTGTAAGGTGGTTGTTTTTCCATTGTTATAAAAATTTAGTTAAACATATTTATACAAATGTAGGGCTTCCACATGACAAATAAAAGGGAAAAGATGCATTTTTTCGCCAAATTATGCATTTTATATTTAGTCTAAATAAGCATAAAAAATGACTGTTGTACCTACAACAATGAACTAAAAAAAATCCCCAGAAGGGGGTATTGAATTGCGTGGAGTGGGTATTGAATTCATAGACCTGGGTATTGAATTCAGTGGGTATTAAACTGAGAAAGGGGTATTGAATTCACAACACCCCTCTCTACTGATGAAAAAACAAATAACTAACTAATTCTATTAGCTTTTTTAAGGTTTAGATTATATACTCTTATAATTTCTTCTTGATTATCTGGATCATTGTTATATACATTGAGCTTCTTTTTATGCATATTAGATAAAAGTCTTTTGATATCAAACTTTTCATTTCTCATCATTATACTTTTCAATGCCCTGGTGAAATTAGTGGATTTAGCTTTGTCAACATGTTCAGATATTAACATTGCATTATTAAGTACAGAGCTTCCAATATTTTCATCTATCTTAAAGTTTTTTTCTTTTATAGCTTTAGCAACGCTTCCCCCTCCACCTACTTGATGGTAGTAAGCATTGTTTATAATACCTTCTGTAAAATTAGGCTTCCATTCATCATAAAGTTCTAAGAGTCTTTGACAGTCTAAATCTCCTAAATTTGCTTGATTATATACATAGTCTGTTATTGACCAGCTTCTGCGTACATTGTTAGTTTCAAATATATCACTAGCCGTTGCGTTATGATTCACTATATAATGTATGGGTAATCCTAGCGATCTAAGAGCATTAAATCGGTGCTGACCATCATAAATATATCCGTCTGATGTTACGGCTATAGGAATCTTTAAACCTTCTCTCTGTATACTTTCTCGTATCTTTTTAAGATTAGCTTTGTTAATTTGTCTGTTAAATACATAGTGTTTTAAACTAGAGTAGTTTCTTGTTTCTTGAATTGTAAATTGTGGTAAATTCATAATTTGTAAAGTTTATAATTTTTCTTCTAGGTTATACATCCATTGTTTATGTACGGGTAAACCTGGCTTACCCTCCGGCATCAATCCCTCCAAGGTTTTGATGTGCGTATCAAGCAGTGATTGGATCAATGCTATCTCTCTCTTCTCTAATAGAATGGCTACTACCTCTTCACCATTATCGTTTATATATTTTCTCATATTCTCTTTATAGTTCTTTTAATATTCTTAGCTACCTCTGCAACCACATCTACTGTTACAGCATTCCCACACATCTTATATCTTTGTGTGTCTGATATAGGAGCTGTAGCACCATTGGCTGTCCAGTTATCTGGGAATCCCTGCAGCCTTTCACACTCAACTGGCGTAAGTCTTCTAATGTTATTAGATTCAAGAATATATTGATCTGTATTGTTTCCAGTTCCAGTAGAGGTGTGTACGGTGTTTGCATCATTTTTAAGATTCCTATTCACTACTTTACCTTTTTTATCTCTGGAGTAGGAAATAATCTTCTTATCAATAACTGCTTGCTCACATCCAGTGTCTAATGTCTGGGCTACACCTTTACCAACCCTACCTCTTCTAGTTTTTGACTTTGGATTGGAATAGTTTAAGCTATCACCCGGAGACAAAGTGTCGTATCCCTTGCTGTTGTTTGTAGGTACTTTTATTAGTTGGTTGTCGTAGTTTATTCCCTTTCTGTAGCTTGTTGTGATACAGGCGGAAGTTTCCTTCCTTTCTCCTTCCAACTGTGTAGTAGACTCAATGCCTTCTCTGATAGGAAATACTTGTTGTCCACTTCTTGCTCCAGTATATCCGACAAGGTAGACTCTCTCTCTATTTTGGGGTAAAAACCACTTTGTATTAAGCAGTTGCCATTCGATTGTATAATCCCCAATGTTGGTAAACGCTTGCAGGATTGCCGCAAAGTCTTCGCCACTGTTTGAGGAGAATGTTCCCTTAACATTTTCCCAGATAAAAAAACGAGGTCTGCACTCTTTGATAAGCCTAATTGCTTCAAGGATAAGGCTGCTTCGTTCTCCTCCCATTCCTTTACGTTTTCCAGCAAGTGAGAAGTCTTGGCAAGGACTTCCAAAAGTGATGGCATCAATTCTTGGGAGTTCTGCTCCTCGAACATCTGTAACTGATCCGACATATGTACTATTATTAAAGTTATTCCTATATACATCAATGGCGTACTTATCCACCTCAGAGAAGTACGAATTGACTTTGTAGCCTGCTCGTTCTAGTCCAAGGTGGAATCCGCCTATCCCACTAAATAAATCTAGTAAGTTTAGTTTCATATTGATTCAAATTCATCATGGAAAAGGATTTCCGTTTTTACATTCGCCCAATCAATATATTGGTACTCTAGATTTCTGGCAACCTCAAATATATTATCCTTGTACAAACCATTCTCAAGTATTTCGTGAGTGCCACAAGCTATTCTTCCGTAGGCAACCTCATGTTTTAGTTCGCCATCAACATAAACCTTAATAGTGGCTTCTCCATACCATTCGTTGTCCGCTCTCTTACGGTCTAGCATATCATCTCTGTGGCGAAGAAGGTCGATAAGCTCTAGCTTGCTCTTACTGATTAGATCGTCCCAAATAAGGTGATACTTGTTCTTTAGTTTTAGTTCCAGTAGTTCTTTTGATTGTTTCATCTCGTTCAAATTTATTTATACGTTTAGTTTTCTTTAAGTTGTGTAGGAATTGTTCCCTCTTCATATCTGCTCAAATTTATAAACTTCTCCATTAGCTTTGATTTGCTTAACAGTCTCAACATTGAAGAATCTGTAGTCCTTCTTCTTCATGTCATAGACATTGATGAGGTTCTTTTCCCTCATGTCGAATTTCATACCTTTGCCAGTAATACCTTTGGCTACACCTCTGCGTGCAACCATGGTTCGCTCTTCACCAGTAGTTCTTTTGGTGAATACTACTGAGAATATTTTCCCAGTATCAGTCAGTTTGTCTAAGTAGTCGTAAAGTAATTTTTCCATAATGTTATACGTTTATGTCTGCAATATATAAATTATTTTGCAACTGACAAAATAAATATATAAAAAAATTAAACCCCCTAGTTTCCTAGAGGGCTCAACCAAATATTAACTAAATCTATCAAACAATGAAAAAACATATTCATCACTGCTAATATATAAAAAAATTATTTAACTACATACATTCCTTTTGGATTTGTTCTTACAAGTAGGTATTCAATTGCGTACCTCATGCTGTCAACCCCATGGTTATAGGCGTCCCTGGGCTTTATACCTCTGATGTCCCATACATAATTATTGAATTCTTTGACAAGGTTTTCCCCTTCTAGATTTATATTGTAGTCCTGCATGAGTGCAATACCCGTTGCGATTGATCCTTTCCTCTTAATGGTTCTGGTGACGTTTAAACCTCTAGTGGCGAGTTCTGCTGTAAGCCTGGGCTCACTATTGTCCATTACAATTAGTTCCTTGCCAGCATAACGGTTACACAATTCATATATATTGGAGGTAACCAGTCCTTTCTTGTAGAAGTGCTCCTTTACCCATATAATCTTTCTCTGCTTGTCCACTGCTACCTCGGTGAGACAAGTCTCGTCCCTGGAGAATCCTATGTCCAATCCAAAGCACCTAGTAGGTATCTCATGATTGAACTGCCCAATCTGCCAGTCCGTAAACACTACACCTTCTGCCTTCTGTAGCCACCCACCAAGTATTTGGTGTTGATATTTCTCTGGTCTTCTTATCGCCATGGATTCAACCTGCTTCACAAAAGACTCCGATAGATTCTCAATGTTGTCTCGGTAGTCTGTGTGTATATAAGTTACATTATCTTTAGTCCCATTAAATCCATCTGGAATACCTCTGTTTTGGAAGAACCTCTGGTATATCCAATGCTCCTTTGTAGTGGGGTTTAGGATTAATAGGACTCGGTTCTTGGCGTCCTTTGATCTAATTGAGTAGTCTATCTTATCAAAGCTCTCCTCATCCATAAGC